TTCGTCGCAGTTAGCACCCTGTCCAAGGTGCCAAATAGACCCTTAGGGGTCTATTTTTTTGTGTAAATAAAGTTATGTCAAAATCACTAGACGGCGTACTAACCAAAAAGGCGCATACAAAAGAAAAGTTTACGGAACAACAAGTTCAGGACTTGTTAGCCTGTGCTGATCCTGAAACTGGATATCATTACTTTGCCAAGAACTTTTTTCACATACAACATCCTGTTAAAGGTAAGGTAAAATTTGAACCTTACGAGTATCAGGAACGATTGTTAGACGCTTATCACGATTATCGTTTTAATATTAACATGTTGCCACGACAAAGTGGTAAGACAACATGTGCTTCAGCATACCTACTATGGTATGCCATGTTCCATCCGGATCAAACTATTCTAATTGCCGCACACAAATATACAGGCGCACAAGAAATTATGCAACGTATCCGCTATGGATACGAACTATGCTCGGATCACATACGTGCAGGTGTAGTAAACTATAACAAAGGTTCAATGGAGTTTGAAAATGGATCAAGAATTGTATCAGCTACTACTACCGGTAATACTGGTCGTGGTATGTCAATTTCCCTACTATACTGTGACGAGTTTGCATTCTTGCAACCTAATATTGCAGAAGAGTTTTGGACATCAATAAGCCCAACACTAGCAACTGGTGGTAGAGCAATTATCACTTCAACACCTAACAGTGATGAAGATACCTTTGCTATCATCTGGAAAGAGTCGCAGGATAAATTTGACGAATACGGCAATACTAGAGACGATGGTCTTGGGCGTAATGGCTTTCACGGATTTAAAGCAGAATGGCACGAGCATCCGGATCGAGATGAAGAATGGAAAAAGACTGAGATGGGTCGTATCGGCGAAGAACGTTTTCGTCGAGAGTACGGTTGCGAGTTCTTGGTATTTGATGAAACACTAATCAGCAGTCTTAAATTAGCAGAAATGAATGGTCGAGAACCTGCATTTAAAATGGGACAAGTACGTTGGTGGAAGAAACCAACTCCGGGCAATGTTTATCTAGTTGCTCATGACCCTAGTTTGGGCACAGGTGGAGACTACGGTGCTATTGAAGTGTTTGAAATGCCGCATATGACTCAGGTTGGTGAATGGCAACATAATTTAACACCCATACAACAACAGGTAAAAATACTTAGAGATATACTAAAATACATACAGGATGAAATAGGGTCTGATAACTATAATAGCCTGTACTGGAGTGTAGAAAATAACACAGTAGGTGAAAGTGCTTTAGTTGTTATTGAAAATTTAGGTGAAGAAACTTTTCCAGGACTGTTTATATCAGAACCATTAAGAAAAGGGCATGTTAAAAAATTCCGTAAGGGATTTAACACGACACATGGCACAAAAATAGCAACTTGTGCCAAGGCAAAATACCTAATTGAAGAAGACAAAATGACCTTAAATAGTCGCCCTACAATTAGCGAACTTAAAACATATATTGCCGCTGGGGTTACGTTTAAAGCTAAAGAGGGACAGCACGATGACTTAGTAGCCGCTGTTTTACTAATAATTCGCATGGCATTATTGCTATCCGAGTGGGATGTAACAGTATTTGACCAAGTACGTGTACACGGAGATTGGGGAGAAGACGAATCCTTTGAACCACCTATGCCTATATTCATATCCATGGGCTAATGATAAATATAACATGAACACTAATTTGAATAAAATCGCCCAAGATTTGTATAAAATCTTAGAACCCCGTTTTACTGATGTACAAATGGGTGATGAACAGGCGCAAGTTTTAAGTAAAAAAACCGATGTGCCCAAGGCCCGTTTCTTTGAGTTTGAATACAAACATGACGGCGTTCCTTTAGGTACTATTGCAATTACACTTGACGAAGATGATGGATTATTAGTAGAACTAGTGGGGGATCTTGCAAAGAAAGATCATCCTGCTGTTTTCAAATTTATTCGCGGTCTTAGAAAATTTTCTAAAGATAGACTAATAAATTTTAAAATAGACAAAATTGGTAAGAGTAGTTTAGATAAGCGAGATTACGAATTTCGATCAAAGCCCAAGGAACAAGAAATGGAACCTATTATGGAAAGTAAAATGTACGGTACTGCAAAGATCAGTTACCAAGATTTAGATGAAGCTCGTTTGGTTATCAAACACAGCCAACCTGTTAATCCAGAAGTTGCCGCAGGACGTACAATGCACATCGACTCAATCTACGTTGAGAATAGTCAAGGTGAACGTTTCAAATATCCTTTCAAACATTTGAATGGCGCTCGCGCACTAGCAGAGCATTTAAAGCACGGCGGCATTCCATACGATGCTATTGGCAAACATATCACTAGCCTTTCAGAAGAACTAGCACAACTACGCAAGTTCAAAGGTTACGTTGGCCGTAATGCGGCATTATCAGAAGCAATGGGCGATATTACCGATAAAGTATTTGAACGTATCGAAGAAGTTAAAAAAGAAGTAGCGATGCTACAACGTCCTTCATACTACGAGTTGTTTGCAGAGTCATTTGAAGATCATGAAGAACAAATGATTCCAGAAGCAGTTATGGATGACTGGATTGATCGTTTAACAATACGTACATTCAATGAAGAACTTAAAACAGCGTTTCCATATATTTTCCGTTTAGTTGGTGAAAATATTCCTGTTAAAGAATTATCACCTGATGATTTATTAGATGAAGAGCGCACAGAAGAAAAAGACGAAAAAGGCAATGTAGTTCGCTGGAAGGAAGAAGGCGAATGGGTTAAGGCTAAAGGCAAAGAAGGCCGTGGCAAAGTAACTAACCTAAGCGACAAGGCTCGTCGTGAAACAGAAAAGATGGCAAAGAAAGACGAAAGTCTAAATCCAGAAGCTCGTTTTGAATCTTTCTTAGATTCTATCACCGAGGACGAAGAAGACCAAGATGGCCATAATACATTGTTTAGTCAAAACATCGATGTACGTGGAAATGCTCTTAAACAACTGAAACAAATACTTGCGCCAGGATTACCAGCTGGACAAAATGGTTTAACAGCCAGTTTAAGTTTAAAAGGCATCATTGATAGTGAAAAATTTACTAAAGACTATTTGTCAAGATTGGGACCTGACGATGATGCAGGTGTTGCTGTAAAAATGTACTTAGGAGATCTAGCAGATGAAGAAATCCATGAGCCATTTGCACCACATGCACAAGACATTGCCAAAGAATTAATTGCCAGCAACGAATTAAACTTTGATCATTCAAAACAAACTCCTGTAGGCGGAGAAGTCATGCCAGCTAGTCCAGCACCTGTTCCACCTGCACCTGTTCCACCTGCACCTGTTCCACCTGCGGCACCAGAAGCAGGGACACCAGGAGAATTACCTCCAGAAGCAGGCGCACCAGGAGAATTACCTCCAGAAGCAGGCGCACCAGGAGAATTACCTCCAGAAGCTCCTATAGCCGAAGGTAACGCTAGACTTAAAGCTAAATTAATTAAAGTATTTGAAGCTGGTGCTAGTTTAGACACCGAGTTAGATTTTGGTCATAGAGTGCTAACACTAGGCGAAGCAATGGAAGAATGTGGTATTGAAATGCCTTCGATGAATAGTGGCGAAAGTCCAGCAAATGAAATATTGAAAAGTATTTCCGGATTTTGGAATTCAAAAGAAAAGAATTTTACAATTGGCGGGACACGAGTTAAAACTAGAATCGTCAAAGGCTTTAAAGAAGGCGAGTATGGGAACGCTACAACCGAAGATGTTAAAAAGGTTATGGAACTAGTTGATAGAATGGATCCTAGTGAACCAGTAGGTGAAATTGGTCACATTTCAAAACTAGCCGGAGTCCAAAAACCTGCTCAAGGTATAGAAGTTATCCAGGCTACAGGCAACCCGCAGGATATTATGAAATCAATTATGAGCAAACTAGCTCGCTAATGAGTTTGGCGGAAATAACCCAGTTTTAAGTAAGATTTCACTTGCAGAACTAAATAAAAGTGCGTATACTTAGGTGTATGCACTTTTTGTTTTACTAGGGTGTAAAACAGATATAGGCAAAAAAGAAGTACACAAAGGCTATTAATAGGAGAATAATTATGGCAACTTTAGCAGAAATTCGTGCAAAATTAAAGGCATCAGAATCAAAAGGTTCTGGAGAAAGAACAGGCGGAGATAATTCAATTTATCCGTTTTGGAATCTCAAAGAAGGTGGCGAGTCGGTTCTACGATTCTTACCAGACGGCAATTCAGACAACACATTTTTCTGGGTTGAACGTGCAATGATCAAACTTCCCTTTGCAGGCGTCAAAGGCGAATCTGAAAGCAAAAACATCACAGTACAAGTTCCATGCGTAGAAATGTATGGCGACACATGTCCAATCTTGGCTGAAGTACGTGGTTGGTTCAAAGACCCAGCATTAGAAGACATGGGTCGTAAGTACTGGAAAAAGCGTTCATACATTTTCCAAGGTTTCGTTGCAGAAGACGGACTTGGTGAAAAAGACAGTGAAAAACCAGAAAATCCAATCCGTAGATTTATTATTGGTCCTCAAATCTTTACTTCGATTCGTGCGGCTTTGGTCGATCCAGAATTGGAAGATTTGCCAACTGACTATGTGCATGGTTTAGACTATCGCATGAAGAAAGGTAGCAAGGGCGGATATGCTGACTACTCAACATCAAGTTGGGCACGTCGTGAGCGTCCACTAAGTGATACCGAACAAGCGGCTATCGCTCAACATGGTTTGTTTAACTTGTCAGACTTCTTACCTAAGAAGCCAGGTGAAGTTGAATTGAAAGTCATGAAAGAAATGTTTGAAGCATCAGTTGATGGCGAGCCATATGATATGGAACGTTGGGGACAATATTTCAAACCAGCGGGTATGAGCCAAAATACTGGCGATCCTAACAAAGCAACTCCTAAAACATCTGCACCAGCAGTAGATGATATTGATGAAGATGACACACCTGTAGCTAAGTCTACTCCTGCTCCAGCACCAAAAGCAAGTGCTCCAGCGGCAGAAGGTGGTGACAGTCGTGCGCAAGATATTCTTGCAATGATTCGTAATCGTCAAAAAGCGTAAAGTAAAACACGGCTCCCGGTTCTGTTCCTATAAGGTCCCCCGGGAGTTTTCTATTTAGGAGAATTAACTTATGGCCACAAAAGCCTTCGATTTATCGAAATTTAGAAAGACCTTGACCAAGAGTATTGACGGTCTAGGCATTGGATTTAATGACCCAACTGATTGGGTAAGCACAGGTAACTTTGCTTTAAATTATCTAATCTCAGGTGACTTTAACAAAGGTATTCCTTTGGGCAAGGTTACAGTATTTGCTGGCGAGTCAGGCGCTGGTAAGTCATATATTTGTTCTGGTAACATTGTTAAGAACGCACAAGAGCAAGGCATTTATGTTATTCTTGTAGACAGTGAAAATGCGTTAGATGAAAAATGGTTACACGCACTAGGTGTAGATACTAGTGAAGAAAAACTTCTCAAGTTGAACATGGCTATGATTGATGACGTAGCAAAAACAATCCACGAATTCATGACCGAATACAAAGCTATGGAACAACGTCCTAAGGTTTTATTTGTCATAGACTCATTGGGTATGTTGCTTACCCCTACCGACATTAATCAGTTTGAAGCTGGTGATTTGAAGGGAGACATGGGTCGTAAACCTAAAGCATTAACCGCACTAGTTCGTAACTGTGTAAACATGTTTGGTAACTATAACGTAGGTATGGTTTGTACAAATCACACATACGCAAGTCAAGATATGTTTGATCCAGATGACAAAATTTCAGGCGGGCAAGGATTTGTTTACGCAAGTTCTATTGTTGTTGCTATGAAAAAGCTCAAGTTAAAAGAAGACGAAGACGGTAATAAAGTTTCAGAAGTCAACGGTATTCGTGCCGCTTGTAAGATTATGAAAACTCGTTATGCAAAGCCTTTTGAAACATTACAAGTTAAGATTCCATACGAAACAGGTATGAATCCTTACAGTGGTCTAGTTGACTTGTGCGAAAAAGCCGGCTTGTTAAAACAAGAAGGCAATAGACTCAAGTGGGTTGATCCAGAGACAGGTGAAGAGTTCAAATTCTACCGAAAAGAATGGAAAGATGATAAATTAGATATGTTAATGAGTAAATTTCATATTAAAACCTTAACAGAAACCATTCCTGAGGAGAAAGAAGACGATGTTGAATGAAACACAAATTGGTGATATCTGGGTACTATTTGCTGACTACATTGATAAGAAACAATTAGAAACTGTAGCAGAACGTTACGTGGATTTGCTAGCAGACTTTGGAACTACTGACAGAATTTTACAGGGTTCCATGGGTGTTGACAGTACTTTAGATTCAGCTATTGAATATTATCTTGACGAAGAAGATGACGATGCTGATGATGTTGACGAATTGGAGTTTTAATGGGTTGGTATTCTGATGTTGCAAAAGATATTTCTAACATTCCCGATGCCGCGGAATATTTTGAAGCTGAATTACTAGAAGCTAAAAAAGAATGTCGTGTCGTTGGTAATGTTGAGAAGGCCGCGGCCGCAATGCCCGGAGTAGTTGAACATAGGTTTGGTCAATTACAAGAAATTGAAGCTATATTAGAATATCTTAACATTGAATTGCGTCGTTTAAAAAGTAGCCATTTTCGTAAGTACTTAGAAAACTATCAACGTGCTCTTAGTAGTCGAGATTGTGAAAAATTTTGTGAAGGAGAAGCAGATGTTGTTGACTTTGAAAAAATTATCAACGAATTTGCCCTCCTACGCAACAAGTGGTTAGGTATTACCAAGGCACTTGACCAAAAACAATGGATGCTAACTAATATTGTTAAACTTCGTGTAGCAGGTATGGAAGACGCAACCTTATAATCAATTTCGCCAAAAATAACCCCATAGGTCTTAAATATTTTAAGGCCTATTTTTTTCTAAAAGGTTGCTTTAATGAATATGTTAGCGTATACTTACTAATATGAAAACTGTTGATAAACTATTAATTTCTATCACAACTGAGCATAAAGATTATGTCAAGGCATCACTGCCTAAAAAAGAATTTGACATACTAATCAATCTTTCGATATCAATTAATAATCATTTTTTCATAACCGAAAACCAAGGTCGTCTTTTAATCAAAATTCTTCGAGAAAATCAGAAAAAAATACCAGACCTTGCGGTTGAAATAAACGAAGTGATATCAACACCTACTTGGTCAAAACCATTTCGACAAGTGGAACAGGTGAGAAAATTTTATGTAGGAACCGATGAAAACAAAGATTCTCGATTATGCATAGATATGACATTTTCTCAAGAAATTCGGAAAGTGTTGGCAGAACTTGAAAAATCTCTAGACCACTTGACTATGACAATAAATGGAAAAAAGTGGACTGCTGACTATACTGAAAAAAATATAGTGAAGTTAGTAGAAGCGTTGACCCCGTTAAATTTTGAAATTGACGAAATACTAAAAAACCACTATTTTACCATAAAATCTTGGTCAGAAAATGAGGTCAAAAATCAGTTTGTAATTACCAACATTGAGCATAAGAACTTTATAAAACACATAGTTGATGATTTAGGTACTGAAACACCGATAGATCAAAACATCATTAATGATAGAAGCATACGGTATCAATATTTCACAGAAAATCCAACAAATTTCGGTGAAAATTTACCTGAAATTATCGCCAACAGAAACAAGTCGAGAGTTTGGGTCGATAAAAATCAGCATGACGTGTCTGAAGTTATTAACAGTTTATGCCAATTAAAACGATTGCCTATGCTGATAGTATTTGACTCTATAGTCAATAACAAATATTTTGAAAATTTGCAAATTTTGTCAGACGCCCTGGAAAAAAATGGAATTTTTGAAAAAATTGGAGTTTACTTTAGATTGCCTAATGATGACACTGGTAAGAAATTTAATCAATTTATTGCCGCAAAAGAATACAATTATCAACTAGTCGGTGACACAAATGTAGCTGTTGTTATGAGTGGAAAATTACCAAAATTTTTCCTGAAAACTGACTGGAAGCCTATGAGTGTTATTGCTTTTGATACCCGTATGGGTTTACGTCACGGTAAAACGGCTGTATACTCTAACTGTTGCGATTGTATAGTTGAGTGGTCAGATGAACCACCTTTGATCGAACAAAGGATAATAAAAGCATGGCGGTAAGATTAGTAATAAAAGACGAAGTTAACATAAAAATTGAAAACTTGCCTTTAGAAGCTCGCAAGAAATTAGTTGCGAATTTTAAATATGAGGATCCAACTGCACGTCATCGTCCTGCATACAAACTTGGACGTTGGGACGGAAAAGTATCTATGTTTGGTCTAGGTGGCAACGGATATTTAAGCCAATTGGAAAAGGTGCTTGAGATACTGTATAACATGCACATCGATGTAGAAGAAGTAGATGATTTACGCACAACTCCAAAAATTGAATTCACTCCTGTAACTGAAACCTACTGGGCAGATCAAGGTAAAGTGTGGCCAAAAGGCCATCAACAAGAAGGTCAACCTATTATGTTGCGGGATTATCAAGTACAGGCAATCAATACATTTTTAACCAATACACAGGCGTTACAAGAAATTGCCACAGGTGCAGGTAAAACAATTACAACTGCAACATTAAGCCAACTTGCTGAAAAATACGGTCGCACAATCACTATTGTACCAAACAAAAGTCTAGTAGAACAGACAGAGGAAGATTTTATAGCAGTTGGTTTAGATGTCGGCGTTTATTACGGAGATCGCAAGGATCTTAATAAAACACATACTATTTGCACTTGGCAAAGTCTAAACATATTTGACAAAAAAAGTAAAAATCACGAATATGATATTATCAGTTTAGCTGAATTTTTAGATGGCGTTAAATGTGTAATTGTTGACGAAGTTCATATGGCCAAAGCTGAAGTTCTTAAGAATTTACTCACACAAAATTTGTGTAATGCACCTATACGTTGGGGGTTAACTGGTACCGTACCAAAAGGCGATTTTGAAGCACAACCTATTTTTGCCAGCCTTGGGCCAGTGGTTGGTGGAATCAAAGCACACGAATTGCAAGAAAAAGGTGTGCTGTCGGATTGTCATGTTAATGTAGTTCAAATGATCGATCTACCTGAATTTAAAGCATATCAAGAAGAACTAAAATATCTTGTCACTGACGATGACAGGATGATCTATATCTCAAAATTAATTAAAAAAATCTCACTATCAGGCAACACATTGGTTCTAGTTAATAGAATCGACTCAGGCAAATTTATAATAAACGAAATACCAGATGCTGTGTTTGTATCAGGTGAAGTAAAAACTAAGGACCGTAAAGAAGAATATGATGAGATTAAAACTAGCGATAATAAAATTATTGTCGCAACCTATGGCGTCGCGGCTGTCGGTATTAATATTCCTCGCATCTTTAACTTGGTATTGCTTGAGCCTGGCAAGTCGTTTGTACGTGTTATTCAATCAATAGGACGTGGCATTCGTAAAGCAGACGACAAAGATTTTGTACAAATCTGGGACATTACCAGTACCTGTAAGTTTGCAAAACGGCATCTCACAGAAAGGAAGAAATTTTACAAGGAAGCCAAATATCCATTTACTTTAGAAAAAGTGGATTGGCAAAAATAAGAAATTATGCAGATATTAACATTAGACAACGAAACATTTTCATTAAATAATTTACCCGAAGAAGTAGACGAAAATACTAGATTTGCGGTATTAGATAACAGTGATCCTAAGGAACCAGATTTCATGTTTATGCCGTTGATCTTTTTAGAAAGCTTCAATGCTCCAGCAATGGTCCTAAGGATTGGCAATGATGAAGTTACTATGCCAATTGATTGGTCAATCGCTGTAGGTGATAGCTCTAGCGGATGTGATATAGAAATATTACCTCTAACTAGCCTAAACGATAGAGGATTTGAAGCATTATGTTTTAATCCACTGAGCAGTTTCAGAGTAGAGTTTAAGAAGATAGAAATTGTAAATTTTTATAATGACGTTAAATGGTACTTCCCAAAGATGAAAAACGGGCAGTTACTAGCTACTCCGACTCGAGGAGGTGCAAAACCAGATTGTGTTTATTTTGTTAAAGAAATATCAAGACAAAACGAAATTATTTTATTGGATAAATTACTATGACCTTAAAAGTAGCCTATTTTCAACCTATATTATTAGCTATAGACAACGTACCACCTGTAGAATTTAGTAAAATTTACAGTCTTGCAGAGTCGTTGCACAGCCGACCTGAATTAAATGATGAAGGAAATCCATCTATCAGTATTCGGGGCGGACAACAGATACAAGTGTACCCTAATCAACTAGGCATAGATGTTAATTGGTTAGTCAGTTGGCTAGAGTCAATTTGCCAAGGTTACATGGAACTAGTATCACAACAAAGCGGCACTGAAGAACTAAAATATTGCAAGCCTGTTGTAACTAGCATCTGGACCATACGGCAACACGATGGCGACTATCAAGAAATGCACAGTCATCCAGGTGGAAATCTAAGTGGTAATATTTACATTTCAGCACCAGAACTAAATGACAACAGTAAACCAAGTGATAGCCAAATTTTGTTTAGATTGCCGCAGACTAAAGACATTACTAAATTTATAATGAATGACACTTGGAAATATAATCCAACCCCCGGAACAATTATAGTCTTTCCAAGTCACTTACCTCACACAGTTTATCCCTGGCAAGGGGTAGGACACAGAACAGTTATGGCATTTGATGCCAAGCTAGTCGCGAAGGACTAGCAATGGGATCACTTAAACCCGGTGCTACTTATATCTACGAACGAGATGGTAAAACCACCTATGCTAGAGAATTTGGTGCTGACCCTAGTACTAGACAAGCAATAGGCTGGGACTATGATCCCGAAGAATCAAAAAGATTTGATTCTCGTACTAAGGATGGAAGACCATTGATCGATCAGATGCGAGAGGACCAGATGTGGGGTGAAATTCGGAGAGAAGCCAAAACCAATGTGACTTTACAACGTGCCCTTGATCGTGCTATAATGATATACAAACTAAGTAAGGATAAACTCCGTGAGTGAAAAAGTTGAACTAAAGGAAAAATTAGCGGCAATCGATCAAAACGTCCGAGAACTATGGGATGCCATGGATGCCGAACAACAAAAAGCTCTTAAGAATGAATTCTTTATTCTCAACAGATATGTAAGTAACGTACAAGGTCAGAACAGAGAAATCCAGGAACATTTTGTATTAACTGTTAATGAATATTTTAATAAACATTGGAATAGTCTACAAAAACATCCTAAGCTCATGTGGCAATTATTGTGTATGTGTAGTTGGAACGGTGAGAAAGTTTTCTTTCATCAATGGCTTGGCAATAAGAAACGTACAGGTAGTAACAGCAAGAAGATGAAGTTATTAGAAGAATTTTATCCTCAGAAAAAGACTGACGAACTTGAATTATTGGCATCAATAAGCACAGATAAAGAAATAAAAGATCTTGCAAGAGATCACGGCATGGATGAAGCAACTATCGCGAAAAAATTTAAATGATGTCTCTAGTTACACAACCTTTTATCTGCGGGCATTGCAACAAAGGATTCATGCAAGAGAAAACTTTGATAGTGCATGTCTGCGAGCAAAAACGTAGGGCATTGGCAAAGTCAGAAAAACATGTAATTTTAGGATTTGATACTTTTCAGAAATTTTATAAGCTAGCACAACCTAACGGCAAAGATAAAACATACGACGAATTCTGTAGAAGTAGTTATTACAATGCGTTTGTTAAATTTGGTAGCTTTGTTAGTAATGTTAATCCGCTGTATCCTGACAAATTTATAGACTATGTTGTTAGATCTGGTGTTAAACTCGATCATTGGTGTCGTGACGAAGTGTATGAACAGTATGTGTTTGACCTAATAAGAAAAGAATCAGTTGAAACTGCACTTCAAAGATCAATTAATACTATGATGGCTTGGGCCGATGATCACAAGGCACAATGGAATCATTATTTTTTATACGTAAGCCTAAGCCGTGCATGCTACGATATCAAGGATGGTAAGATTAGCCCCTGGATATTATTAAATTCAGCTAACGGTAAAGAGATGTTGAAAAAATTCAGTGACGAGCAGTTAGGCCACGTGCAAAAGATTATTGATCCACCATTCTGGGTTGGTAAATTTAAAAAAATGCCAGAAGACGTACAATTAGTTAAAGATGTTGTTAAAGAAAGCAATATATAATGCCTGATATCGATTTGGACTTTGCAGACAGAACAAAAGTTTTAGATGTACTAAAACATATTGATGCACGACTTGATAAAGATAAAAAACATAACACTGGTATCTATGTACAAAGCATACCTTATAACCCCGTAACTGGACTAAGTACTATTAATTACAAAACGGCTGAAGAAAGAGGCTATTTTAAAATAGATTTCTTAAATGTTAGTGTATATGAAGGTGTAAAAAATAAAGAACACCTTGCTCAATTATTGGAGACAGAGCCCATATGGGACCTACTTTTAGAAGACGACTTCGTGAACAAACTCTTTCACGTCAACGGGCATGGTTCTATCTTGAGACAGGTCAAACCTACCTCGATAGAACAATTGGCCGCAGTTTTAGCTATGATACGCCCGGCGAAACGTTATCTGATTGGGAAAGATTGGACTACGATACTGACGGAGATTTGGACGAAACCAGAGAATGATGAGTATTACTTTAAGAAGGCACATGCTATTGCCTATGCACATGTAATTGTTGTGCAGATGAACTTAATTTGTGAAGGGTTACTTAACTCTACGGACTAATTGAACACTTTTACGTTTAACACGTTTTAAGGTAAGATTCATTAAGTTAACAACTGGGCCAAGCAGTATACGAGTGTCCTTGCTATTGAATGTTTTAATAGCATATTGAAAAGGCTGTATTTGATTCCTACAAAATATATTGATAGGAAACTGTCGATTTGATTCCCACCACCATGCTTCACCTATTTCAAGAAATTCAGCTTTTTCTTCAGGGGTTCGAATAGCGTTCAGATCGTAAAAACTAGTTACGAACTGATCTTGATTGATGATGATCCCAACATATTCATCTTCGCCGTAGTTTATTACACTTATAAAGGGTAAATTTTGTTCTATATTGTCTCTTAGTTTTGCCATAAATACTATTAAAGGATCCCTGCATAATGCAAAAAGTTCAAAGTTATTTATATTCTAATAGAGTCATACTATTAGCCGATATGGCAGGATTCAACGTGGAGAACACAATCGTGTATGCAAAGACAGTAAAAATTTATAAAGGTGTTGACAATATCATTGAGTTTGATATTCAGAACGCTGATCAAAAACGTCTCGATCTAGTTACCAGTGCCCCAATTACTGGTATTAAGATGAATGTGATGGATGCTAGTGGCAATGCACTTCCTAACAGCCCGTATACTGTTACTCCTATTGGAACTAGCTTAAAAGGTGTAGCTTCTGCTACTATACCAAGTACCGACCTAGTTGGGTTAAATGATCAATATTTAAAATATAGTGTGACTGGCACAAATACTAATGGCAATACTATTCCTTTATATAACGACAGTAGATTCAGTGCTATTGGCACTATAGAAATCGCTGGCAGTGCAATGGGTATTACTCGTCCAAGTGTTACATACAGTGAGTTTGCAGGCGACATTAATTTTATGGGCAATGTTACTGATCATACCAGTGCTATTCCTTGTAAATTCTATGAAGCAGTGCCGACTACCAATTTAAATTTTTCGATAGATTTAAATAATTTTATCGGAACAATATATGTTGAAGCCACTGAAGATATGACTGTTAGCGTGTCATCATTTAATGACGCCCAAAAAATACAAACTTTTACAACCACTGTAGCTACCACAGCAACTCATACATTTTCTAATGTGCCTGTGATAAATCCGGTTACTGGAAACAGTTATAACTATATGAGAGTCAGCTGGACTTATCCAGATGTTTGGCAATATGGTAGCCAACAAAATCCATATCCTACGTTTGGAATGGTTAATACTGTCACCGTTACCTATTGATTTTAATCAAATAATCTGTTATACTTAGGCATGAGCCTTATAGCAGATACACTACTACAATACCTACCCGGAAAGCGTAAACACACTCCAAGCGGTTGGATTGGGTTCAATGCTGTCTGTTGTGATGATAAAAGACAGCGTGGCGGATTTATTGTCAACGGCGGCGATGCTGTAAGTTATCATTGTTTCAATTGCGGATTCAAATGTAGTTGGCAACCTGGCAGACACATCAGCCAAAAGATGAATAAATTCATGCGGGATTTAAATATTCCAGATGATATTATTAGTCAGTTACGATT